GATATACCTCCAGGAAATCGAGGCTCAGTTTGTCGAGGATGGCGGTGGCGTATTCCGTAAGGTGCGGGAAGCAGTCCGGGAAGGCCTGGGGCCGATGCCGGAATCACACATTGTCATTGGGGTGGATTGGGGCAAGCTCAATGACTTCACCGTGTTCACCGTGTTCGATGCGGCCCAGGGAGCGGTCCTATCCATCGACCGGTCCAACAAGGTGGATTACCACGTCCAGGTGCAGCGGCTCAAGGCCTTGTGCGATAAGTGGAAGCCGCGGGTAATTGTGGCCGAGTCTAACAGCATGGGAGAGCCCATCATTGAGCAATTACGGAGAGACGGTTTACCCGTCCGGCCATTCCTCACCACGGCATCATCAAAAGCGGAGGCTATTGAATCGTTATCTTTGGCGTTTGAACAAGGCTCCATCCATATTCCAAATGATTACACGCTCATCCAAGAGCTCGAAGCGTACGAAATGGAACGGTTACCATCGGGAAACATTCGATATAACGCACCATCGGGTCTGCATGATGACATGGTAATGAGTTTGGCCCTCGCATTTACACAAACGGCAACCCGTAGGTCATGGCTCTTCAACTAATAAGCCCAACAAAAGGAATAAAGAATTTCCGGGCCGATTCTTTAATTGCCGAGATGCTTTATGGCCAGGAAACGGACGCAAAGCATTTAACGATTGTTGAGGCTTACCGGGTCAATGGATTCCTAAGGGCTTGTGTGGACATGAGAGCCGCGGCCATTGGAGGCATCCCTTTTACCGTGGTGAATGCGGCCAACCCGGAGGACATCCGTTACGATTCGGATGCGGACTACGATTTCCCGGATGAGCTCGGATTCATGACCGGGTGGAGCGATTTGATATTTAAGACCGAGGCCTCACTCATCCTGGTGGGCTCGGCCTTTTGGCTCAAGGTGTACGACAACGGCAACCTGGTGGGGCTCCAATGGATGTCACCCAACACGGTGGAGCCGTTGTATGACCAGGCCGGCAAGGTGTACGCGTACAAACGGACCGTGAACGGACGGGAGCTCAAGCTGGATGCCGAGGACGTGGTGGCCATTTACCAGCAAGACCCATTAACGGAGATCGGGCCTGGATCCTCCATCGGTTACGCAGCGCGGACCGGTGCGGATGTCCTCCATTCACTCCAAACCTATTTGGATTCAACGCTCGATAACGGGCTACTCAAGGCCACGCTCATTGGGGTGCCCATGGGAACACCCAGGGAGGAGCGAGACCGGATAGAGCGCGGGTGGAGGTCATGGTTCAGCGGTAAAGGAAATGCCGGCACCACAAAGGTTGTGGAAGCGGACGCGGTAAATGTCCAAACCATTGGGGAGGGCATTAAAGACCTGGGCAACCTTCAGTTATCCCGTGAACAGCGGGAGCTCATTGCCGTCACCCTGGGCGTACCGTTCTCGTTTGTAATCAGCGGGGCGGCCAATTTTGCGACGGCCCAGCAAGACGATGTCAATTTCTACACCAAGACCGTTTTACCCCAAGCGGACCGGATCGCCCACCGCATCAATGCAACCTTGCTACGGGAGCTCGGCGTGAGGTTCTCATTTGAGCCCAAGCGGCTCGAGGTTATGCAGCGGTACGAGGTCGAAAAAGCCCAGGCCCTGGCCCAGCTCACCGGAGGGGCACCGGTTTTAACCGTTGATGAAGCTCGGGCCCTTTTGGGTTACGGTCCAGTCCAGCAAGTCACCCAGCAAGTCACCCAGCAAGTCACCCAGCAAGTCACCCCGGAAGTCATGGAGGAGGAGGTCCAGGATGACACCCAGGCCATTGAGTCGGAAATCCGGGCCTGGAGACGCAAGGTGAAGTCACGCGGAGCGGATGCGCCATTCAGTCCGGACCACATACCGGAGGAGGTGTACCACGTCATCAAGGCCAGGCTCGAGGACGGAGAGGATTACAAGTCGGCCTTTAGTCCACCGTTCGATTTTTAACGGCCGCTCTCGAACCCGAGGACAGAGCGGCAGTAATCCTTTACAAGATCGGGCTTGAACGCAAAGCGGGAAAGGCATTCACACCGGAGCAATTAGACCGGGAATGGAGAGCCATTGACCGACGGAAACGAGCCGTGGAGCGTGACGTGGAGGACGGAATCGCCCAGGCCTTTAGGCGCATTGAGCAAGACATCCTGGACCGGCTACGAGAGCTCGGAGACATGAAGGCCGAGCTCCAGGTCAGCCAGATATTCAACTATGATAAGGCCCTCGCGGAGATTGAGCCGGCCATCCGGGCCGCGGTCCTTCAAGCATTGTCCGAAGGATTGATTCGCGGTCAGGCGCGTTTGGGCATATCACAGTCAGAACGTATTCGTGAACTTTTTGGCACATCACAGTCACAGCGTGTGCGTGAATTGGCACCGGACGTGGTGGAGGAGATGATTCGACGGTCCAAATTTGTGAACGTGGTGCGAACCACAGAGGACCAAATTGCCAAAGCCATTGCCCAAGTGGAGTCCGGTCTGGACAATGAGACGATGATTGAGCGCATCACCGCACAAGTGAGAAAAACGTTTGAGGGCATCCGGGCCAACCGGATTCCGGCCATTGTCAACACCACGGTTAACTCGGCTTTTGAGTCCGGGCAAATGAGGGCCTTCAGAATATCCGGGGTGGAGCAAAAGCAATGGTTGAGCCAACGGGATGGGAAAGTCCGCGAGTCACACGACCTGGTGGACGGTCAGCAAGTGGCCATTAACCAGGACTTTGACGTGATGGGCGTACCTTTGGAGTATCCGGGTGACCCAGGCGGTCCACCCGAGGAGATTATTAACTGCCGTTGTACCATGATTCCGGTGACGTAATGCCATACTCAATAAGTGAAGGAGCGTGCACCACGGCCGAGGGCGTGGGTGGACAATTTGCCGTTATTAAGGATGATGACGGCCAGCAAATGGGATGTCACCAAACCCGGGAGGCCGCATTGGATCAGATAGCGGCCTGGAGGCCAGCGAGGATATGAAGGTGCTGCCGGATAACTACCGGGAGGCCGAGGAGGAGGGCGTTAACTGTGGAACGTGTGCACACTACGCTCACGGTTATTGCCATTTGTGGCAAGACCAGGTGATGGAGTCATTTGTGTGCAACGCTTACAAGGCCCATGAAGGAGACCAGGATGAGGCCCATGAGGAGGAGGAGGATGAGTCCGAGGTCACCATTGAGATTGAATTCAAGCAAAAGGAGGTGGCACCACAAGACGTACGGGCGGCCTACCGACGCGGCCTGGAGCTTTACGAGGAGGGTTTTGGTGGTGAAGGCCTCGAGCCATCAACCATCCGGGTGGCGCGAGCTATAGCACGGGGCGAGGCAATCGGTGAGGAGCAAATCCGCAAAGGTTACCGGTTTTGGGCTCGCAATGAACGCTTTTTGGAGTTTGATGATGAATCACCGGCCGGAGTGGCGGCCCTATTATGGGGCGGCCGACCAGGTATGGAATGGTTCCGTAGATTGTATGCTGAAATTGAAAATGAAGAAAAGGCCATTAACATGGATGACTTACTAATTACGTTTGGAGATGAGCTCGAGGTGAAGCGGCTTGAGGGTGGCGGCCTGGAGATCAAAGGATACGCGGTTCGATTTACCGGCCCAGGTGATACCGACCTCGAGGGAGACTACTTCACCGGGGAGACTGACTTTGGATCGGTGAAGGAGGTTGGCCTTTACTACCAACACGGCCTGGACAAAGAGATGGGCCGTAAGCGTATCGGCTCGGCCAAACTGGACCGCAAGGATGCCGGCCTTTGGATGGAGGCCCAAATGAAACTCCGAGAGGATTACGAGAAGGCCATTGAGGAAATGGTCCGACGTAAGAAAATGGGAATCTCGAGCGGAGCGGCCGGCCACCTGGTGGAGCGCGTTAAAACGGAGGGCGGCAATTTTATTTCGCAATGGCCGATTGGTGAGGTGAGTTTGACCCCTACTCCAGCGGAGCCGCGTAATGTTGTATCTTTGAAGTCACTTTTGATTGGAGCCACGAGCGACATTCCGGAGACAACCCAAGCGGTTGTGGAAGTCGAGGAGCCGTTGGAGGTGAAATCACAACCCACAGAACCACAAGACACAGAAGTCAAAATGGAAAACGAAAACAAAGCGGAGATCGTGGCTCCAACGCTGGATCAAATCGCAACGTTGATGGATGATAAGCTCAAGGCCTTCACCTCAACGAACACGGCCGGCAAAACCACCAACGTGGAATTTGCAACGTCGATCAACAACAAGACCAAGCGCGGAGACGATGAAGTCAAAGCATTGGCTTACTTCATCCGTACCGGTGACGCTGGTGCCATCAAGGCATCAAATGACACCGACATGAACGTCACCACGGCTGGTGATGGTGGCAACGCTGTCCCAACGGGTCATTTCCAGAACATCATCGCACGTCGTGATGAGTCCATGCTTGCACGTCAACTCGGTGTAACGTTGATCCCAGGTAAGGGCACGACGGTTAACGTACCGCTTGATGGTGAGGCAGACGGTGAGTTTGTTTCGACCGGTGAAGGAACGGCATTTGACCGTGACGCTCCAAACATCGGCCAGGCAGCCATGACGCTTAATAAGTACAGCAAGAAGATTGAGCTATCCGTTGAGCTCCTCGAGGATGAGGATTCACGCTTGCTCGATTTCCTTTCCAATTTTGTTGGACGTGGAATGGCCAAGACGCACAACGATCTTCTCATCACGGAGGCTCTTGCCAACGGAACGAAGACGGATGATTTCAGCCAAACGGCCATTGCCGCGGGTGACCTCGAGCAAATGACGTTTGACGATGATTTGGCCGCTTACCTGGACGATGCCGGGTCAGTCGGTTGGGTTATGAAGCCATCCACCTACGCTTCGGTGATCTCGATTGCCTCGAGCAACACCCGGTTCTATCATGCAAACGTAACGGACACGGCAAGCCCACGTCCAACGCTTCTTGGTTATCCGGTGTACTTCTCGAACAAGATCAGCGCGATTGGATCGGGCAACAAGTCGGTTATCTTCGGTAACTACTCACAGATGGGTTACCGTGAGGCTCCAGGCTTGACGTTCCTACGCGATCCCTACTCCAAAGCCGGTAACGGCCAGGTTGTCCTTCACTACTACTTCCGCACGGTGTACAAAGTACTCCAGGCCGAAGCAATCGGTTACGGACAGCACGCCACCGCATAACGCGGTTGGAACCTTTATTGGTTGGATTGTAACTTGGGTGGTGGGCTTATGTCCACCACCCTTGTTCATTTATAGGTGAGACGAATGAAACTCATTGGACTTATTGACGCGGCCGCACGGTATGACAAGCGGACCGTGACCATACGGGAAGGAGAGGAGCTCGAGGTGCCGGAGGATATTGGTAAATCCCTGGTGGCCCAGCGGTTAGCCAAAGCATCCGAGCCGGTAAAGAAGCCGGCCGCCAAGCGTAGAGCACCACGGGCGAAAAAAACGGATGTCGACGGTTAGCGTTGTCATCGCATCGCATGGTTACGGGCACCTGGCCGGACATTGTATCGAGTCCGTGTTGGATCAAACCCGCAAACCGGATGCCGTTTTATTTGTGGATGACGGAGTAAACGATTGTGGCCATTTGCCGGTCATTTATCCCGAGGTTCAGTTTGTCCTTCGGCCGGCCAACCTGGGCACCGTTGCCAATTTTAATTTGATGCTATCCTGCGTTAAAACCAACAAGGTTTTATTTATTGGCGCGGATAATTGGATGAGCCCTCATTGTTTGGAGATTTG